GGTTACCGCTTTTCGGTAAGACAGCCATACAACCGACCACGATGGTCGCCATACGTACGAGGCTGGATTGAGGGGACACAGACCAATGCACTGCTTGGTTACTATCACGGTCCGTTTGTTCAACAAGACAGTGAAGTCGATGGTTGGGATTCAGGCGAGGACTTCCCTGCCACCTACACTGGTATACTGGAGCGACTGACGCAAATCAGCGCTATGCTCAATCAAGACCAAATCGGTCGCCAAGTACGATACAGCGACGGTCGTCGGATGACACAGCCGTTTGGTTGTCCTGTCCGAACGGTGCGTAATGCATCGACAGTACGGCGCATGTACCCCAACGACCACGCAGGTTTGGGTATCGCTGAACTTGCTCAGGCTCATCGCTTCTATCTAATTGACTGGTGGGGCAACACACGTGGTGAAGACGTGCGTCGATTCCCAGTACGTGGGTTTGGTATTCGACCTGCATGGGACCCTGAGGATGCTTACGCTGACACCAACGTCACACACCGACCTGCTGCGAACAACCTGTTCGGTGGCGATGGCACTGACCGCTATAGCGGTAACGCCAACAACGACAACAACGCATCTTCAAACATGGGCACTGCGGACTGGTTTAACCCTGCAAGTGCTATGCGAGTCGGTGACCGTGGTGACGGACGTGGTGTTCGTTGGCCTACACACTTCAACGAGAGCCTACTAGCCGACGTGTCTGAAACAGTCGAGCCAACAGGATTGGTTGTCTCACAACCTACTGCTGAGCCGACTGTAGGAAAAGGATTGATTCGTCCACGAAACGACGTACTGCAAACAGACGAAGTTGAACGTGGTATCAGCAATCGACTTGGCCTTGCTGATGAAGATGGATTGCTCAAGCCGACCGCTATGGTCAGCGAAGGAGTTGAGTCAGTAACTGCTAACTCGCTGTTGGCTGAGCCTGTTGGCGGTGACGGCGTACGTGCGGGACTCGACGTCGATACCCTTGGCGAACTGAATGATGGCATCAGTCGTGAGTACGTCATCATGAGCACAGAAGCACACAGCCTGCACACTGACCGTGAGGTCGGACAACGTACAACACTACGTGGAGCACTCGACATCGGTAGTCAGACGCTTGGACATCTCGACATGACATCACTCTCTTGGAGTGGACAGCCTGTCAAGGGCGTACTGCGTGTATCGAACGCTCACGCATTTTGGGCGCTTGGCGGTACATACGTGATGGACTGGTCGGTGCGAGAAGGTGTGCTGTCCGACTTCGGCTGGGGCGCAACTGCTGCGGCTGACTCAACCAACCCGTATCAGGATGCGAACCATTCGCCAAAGGTTGACCGTACGAACAACACGGACAGCGCAATTGAGTTCTTACTGCGTCCAGTCATGACACTTGACAAGTCACACATCCAAATGTTCCGACACAACCCTGTCGTGACAGGCAGTACGCCACAGGCCAGTCCAAACTTCTATGCAGCCACAGGTGGCTGTAAGTACGGCTTCTATGTCAGTGACGCACCGTCAGCCCGTACAGGCACACCATCGTCGCCTCCGTACAAGCCAGTGTATGCTATCAAGCCTGACGGCACAGCGTCCAGTACAACGACATCAACAAGCGACGGTCCGAAGATTCTCGGCGTCGACGTAACAGGATATACGAAGACCGATGTAACACAGCCAGTCGCTCGTATCGTCATGAGTGAAAACACGCTTGAGCACTTCCGTAGCGATGCACCTCGTCGATTGGCTGAGGACGGTGAGTCTGACTTCTCAGTGCAACCACGTCACAGCCAAACCCTGCACCCGAAGGGTAGTTCGGGCGATACGTCTTTTAACACAGGCGACCACAGTGGAGAGTGATAGCATGGCTGACGCATACAACAGAACGACAGGGCGATTTAGCGAAGCCCAGTCAACTGTCATGAAGCGTGTTCGCAAGCCGTCGTTTGTCGACAACGCTGTGCGTCACGCTACGTACGTTTCATCGGCTACCAAGCGTGTAGCAGGCTCGCCTGTGCGTACGGACTTTGAGTCGTCGACCGACAAGACCTACACGCTATCAGAAGAGGACGACACCATCCGAATCGAGCACACCTCGTCGGGTGGGAACAGATTCAGGGGCGGTGTCTTTCATGGAGACGACCAGTTCGACGCTTCGTCGACTGTTCCTTCACTGTTCGTCAATGTCGACGACAGCAAACAACGTCTCGCACCACATTCTATAGAAACAGCAACGAAGGGCACACGCATTCGCCTCAACAACCTCAAGGGTCGTAGCCTAATCGACATGGGATTCGACGGTAAGCGCTTGCAAATCGCACAGCCAGTAGCCGTCGGGCTTCGGACGAGTGACTTGGCTGAACGAATCGTCACCGAAGGTAGGAAAACACTCTCAGGCTTCCGTATTTCGGCGCCAAGCAACGTGTTTGTGGCAAAGAATATCAACAATGTGGATGCTTTGACCGCTTTGAGGTACTTAGCAAGGCACGATGGCTTCATGACAAAGGCTGATTCACACGGAATGGTCAGTTATGTGCATCAATTACGTGGCAATCGGTCGGTTTACATCCATCAAGACATGGTTTCTGACGGTATTACCGAAGAAAACATGGATGCAGCCCCGAATCGAGTCACTGTACGTGGAAAACGACGTGCGAACAACGATGATAACATCATTCAAGTCGATGATATTGAGTCTCAGAAGGATGGAGTCCGTGAAGTGCAGGGTGGTATCTTCGCACCGACCGCAAACAACCGCAATGCGACGAAAAACATCGGTCGAAAGTTCTTGGCTACCGCAAAACGTGCAAAAGGCGCCAAAATGTTGACTGGAACCATCAATTCGATGGCTGTACGAGCCGGTGACATCGTTTCGTTCCAAGATATTGGCGAAAAGACCCAAGATATTGTCCTACGAGTGCGTCACAACCTTACTGAGCGCCGTTCTGACATCAAAGTGTCGTCAATTGAGGGTAGTTTGGAAGATTTAATACAACGAGCGCAAGAAGGCGACATTTCTTCGATGTTTGACGACGGTCAAGAGGAAAAACAGCAGGTCAAGGAGAAAAATTACGCTGTCAGCGCCACAATGACCGTAAAAACCACTTGGGTCATCGCTGCAAGGCAAGTCCGACCCGAAGGGATGATAATCGGGCACCCTACAAGGGGATTGATTAAAGGAGATGGCTCAGTAGCCGAAGCAGACAACGCATTGTTGACGTTAGGGACATCTCAGTCAAAATGGATAGTAAAGGGGAATGGTTGAATGCCGTTATTGACATCAGGGCACCGATTTGTAGTGGATAAGTTGGCTGAGGAGATTACACAGGTGGTCTTTGGCTTCGATGGGGGCATTGCCACCAGTGAAGACGGCGGAGCAGGTCGCCCTGCTGTCACAGTCACGCCTGTTGTCCGTATTGTCGACGACAACACCATATCAGTCGAAGCCAAGTTGACGACGACTGATTCATTTACCTTACCTCTCCGAGAGGTATGCATTCGCTCGGCTGACCGAGCGTTGTTCCGATACACGTACGACGCAATCACGAAGTCGTCTGATACGGAACTGATATTCTCAACAATCATCGAGGTGAACTAACATGGTCAACCCACTATCAGGACATACAACTGGACAAACCGCATCATCTGAATCGCTGAAAGATGGAGCAGGGCTAACGAGCACATCACTCACCAATCTGTACGAAGGACTGCATGGCAACGGTATCATTCGACTCGACGACCGTGCCTACAACGACAGCAATCGTCAGAACACAGGTACGAACACTGCGGGTCACGTCACCGTGTCCGGTAGCGGTTCGGTTACTGTGTATGGTGGCTATGCCTCGCTTGGTGGCGTATTGTATTCGTTCGCTAACGGTCCAAACTCATCGAAGACCTATACAGCAGGCGACACGACTTGGCATCTTGGCTCACTACCGGCTGTACCTGCATCGAACTCAGACGTGATTGTGACTGTGTACGTTGTTGCTGACAACAACACTGGTGTTGCAAACGTCAAGCATCACTTCGGTACACCTGTCGTAACATCAACAGGTACGCCTCTCACATCTGATACTTTCTTGTCAGCACCGGGACCTACGAACAACCAAGAGGTCACAGTGCTTGCTGTCTTACGCTATACGATGACAGGTGGAGCAGCAGACGTCACTGCTTCGCTCAACACACCTACGGTTAGCGACAAGCGATGTTTGCTTAGCAACAGCCCGATGTACTTGACTCCACTGACGTCGGGTGCCACAGGTGGCTACGCCAGTGGAGAATCAATCGACCACGCCAATCGTTCACTTGATACTATGAACTCACGCATTGGTGGTGCTGAATCAGGTGCGTTCAACGCTTCGCCACTTGGAGCAATATGGCAAAGTCACAGCCCTGACGGGCACGCAGTCCTGTACTACAGCGCTCGTCGTGACCAAGGCGGTTCGCCTGCTCGCAACACGTGGAGGCTTGCACCGAATGAAGTCAAGACCATCACAACTGGTTCCAACCAAACTGCTACCTTTGATGGTCCAAACATATGGGTCATCACAACAACTGGCAACATCACACTGACGCCTACCAATACATTCCCACACAGTCATACAATCCGTGTGTACCATCCGTCGGGTAGCCACACGTTGCACTTTGACCCATCGGGTATCAACTACGACGTAGCGGCAGGGAAGTCAGTTACATTCGGCTACAACGGTAGTGCGTGGAGTGTGATTGGGCTTTCGGGTGCGGGTGTTGGTACGGTAACTTCTATTGCAACTACTGCACCAATCACTGGTGGTACAATCACAACGACAGGTACAATCGGTATCAGTGCGGCTACAACCAGTGCGGCAGGTTCGATGTCAGCCGCTGATAAGACGAAGTTAGATGGTATTGAGGCCAATGCCGATGTGACAGATGCTACGAATGTAACCGCAGCAGGTGCTTTGATGGACAGTGAAGTAACAAACCTTGCTCAAGTAAAGGCATTTGATTCAGCCGATTATGCTACTGCGGCTCAAGGAACCACTGCTGACAACGCTTTGCCCAAAGCAGGTGGAACAATGTCAGGTAACATTACAATGGCAGGTAGTCAAACTGTTGATGGTCGAGACTTATCTGTTGATGGTGCAAAGTTGGATGCGATACCTACTACGAGAGCACACATGTTTGCAAAAATAACAACACCGGGTTCGGCACTAACAAGTACTGTCCCGGCTGTCATACAACACAGTACGACAGAATACGATGAAAATAGCGACTTTGACGCCAGCGACTATGCCTTTGTCGCACCAAGAGATGGCTACTATCTTGTCAGTGTAGGATTTTATCTGAATCTTACCCCCACTTGGTCATTCTCAATGGTCTATAAATCGACAGATGGCGGCTCAACCTACCCTGATATTGTTGTACGAGAAGTATCGGGTTCGGGACAAAAAAATCAATTAACAACCGTAGTCAAATTAGATGCAAATGACAGATTACGCCACTACGCTAATGCCAGTTTTTCATCAGGCACGTACCAAGTACAAAGTGCTAACACTGCACTTACATATTTTAGAGTCTCGGAGTTGATTTGATGCCGTCAGTAAAGGAAGCAATGGAAGCAAGATACCCTCTCTATGTTTATGATGAACATTTGCACTTAATCCGTGATGACGGAGATGGACTCGTTATCCTAAGTGACGAGTGGCCGTCAGGTTGGGGCGCATGTCCTACGATACAAACAGTACTGAGTTGGCTATGACGCTGATTGTAGGTTAGATTCACATGGGCGAACTGATTGACCAACTGATGCAGACGTGTGAAGTCTGTAAGACGACGGCGTTGCCACTGTCCATTTCAGGGAAGTACACCACAGGTCCAGCAGTAGTGCTCCACGAGTGTCCGAACTGTGGCTACATTCGCAAGCACGGTGGCTTGGGTCCGATAGCCGAGCGAGCGTCTCTTTCTAACATACGCAAACGGCTGAAAAAGTCAGGGCATGGGCAAATGTCACTACTGCTACTACGCCATGCACAGGACACTATCATCAATCAGCGGACGCATTAGTCGTCGGA